TACTGTCTCAATGATGGTATAATAACCTTGTTATTGAGATAAATAATTTAACAAATAGGAGATATTATGAGTAATACAGATACAGATACAGATAACGATAACAAAATGACTATGTGGAATGGAATGCAATGGATGGTTTGGTTTGGTAGAAATGGCAAAGATAGCTCATTTCGAGCTGACCCAGTAATCATAACTGCCCCAAGATGGCACGTACAAGATGCTAAACAATGGATTCAAGACCGAACTGGTTGTTACATTTCAAGCATTTCTTTGGTTAGAAATACAGGAGACGATGATGACAGTTAAAGCATTACAAGATGGTGAGTTTGGTGTTTCATTAAACGACCCAATACAACCTGTCAAATTTGAGGGTAAAGAGGACATTGAAGTTTTTTCTACATGGGTTAAGTCTAAGTGGACAAGAATTGCAATGCCAATAGACCACGAGTCTCGTAGGAAATTAATAAAGTATAAACCTGCTCAATTTTTAAATACATTTTCAAATGATTTAGTTGTACGTAACGATATTGATGATGTGGTTTTACACAATCTACATGCTAAGAATTTTATTTCTTGGGATATACTTCAATATTGTTTGCGTCATCAAGTAGACGAAATTGTATTTAGGGGTTGACAAATCATATCGAATGTTGTATAATCACATCGTGATTGAATTAATCACATAACAAAATAGGAGAAATAAATGGAAACTACTGCAAGCTTAAAAGCCGGTGAAGAATTTGAAAGTAAATGGTCTGCAAACTTTGACGATGCTAAAGAGCAAATGCTAGATAACGTTGATAATATTTTAATGGAGATTGAAGATTGGGTTCACCCTACTGAAGCTACTGTTGATATTGTTAACGTTTTAAATCTTGCTGATGGCATTGAAAGAATTAAAGCTATGAGATACTACACTTACCGTACTAGAGTAATTGGTAAACACGTTGATTATGATGAAGACTTCGATTACGATTTTACAGATATTATTAGAAGTGTATTACAAGACAGAATATCTTGTGAAATTTTAGTAGGAGGTAAGTAATGTCTGACATCAATGGAGTAGAAAGAACTTACGCTAACAAAGACCACTATGATTTTGAAGGTGGTGAATACATTGAAACAGAAATTTTAGAAGCTATGCAAAATAAGGAGAATACTATTAGCACTCAAAAAGAACAAGTCTTAGCATACGTACGAACTAACAAAACTATTACACACCGCGAAGCTGAAGACACGTACAGCATTACAAGAATAGCGGCTGTGATATTTGATTTAAAAGAACTTGGTCATAAGTTTGTTGAACCTACTAAGATAATAAAAGGTGTTAACAAATTTGGTACTAAATGTACGTGGGCAGAGTATGAGTATTTAGGTCGTGGATAACAATTTAGAAGACACGTTGCAGTTGTACAAGAAATTTTTACATTTGCAACGTGATGCTGAGTTTGATGAATCAGATAAATTAAGTTTTTATACAGCTCAAACAAAATATTATAAAGAGCTGTTAAACCATGGGGTTTATTATGCCCCTAAATTTTAAGGAGAAATAATGGCAACAGTTAAAACAACACCAGTACAAGGCGGCGCACAATATGCAATGGTTCATGAACGCGTTAAAGCTTTTTGTGCAATGTACGAAAATGGACAAATTCTTACAGAGATAGTCAAAGATGAACAAGGTCATGTAATTTTTAAAGCACATGCAGTTGTGGATGGATTAATTAGAGGTACAGGACATGCCCACGAACTTGAAGGTTCAAGTAACATTAACAACACTTCTCATTATGAGGCATGTGAGACTAGTGCTGTGGGGCGCGCTTTAGCGATGATGGGATATTCTCCGGATGGAAGCTTGGCAAGTTTTGAAGAAATTGAGAACGCTAAGTTACAGCAATCTAACATCATAACACATCAAAAAATGATGGAGACTACTGTAGCAATATTAGGTCATACTTTTAGAGAAGCTATTGATAATGATGATGAAGCTCAGATTGTTGAATGTAGGAAAGATATGCATGGTAATGAACCATTACGTCAAGCTATCAATAAGACGTTAAGCAATGAGCAAGTACAGTATTTAGTTGATAGACAAACTGCTATAACTGAAGCTAAAAATATAAAAAGTGCTGAGAAGCATCAACGTAATGTAGAAGCGGCAAGTAAACTTGCTGAAAAGAACTCAGAGGTATAGTAGCACCTACGCTGAAGTCGGGGAGTCCTATCCTCGTAAGTTAAAGACAAAAGCTACTGGATTGACTGCCCTAAGCAGTCACCTAATTTAATATAAGGAGAAAAAATGTCTATAAATAAGGTTATTTTAATTGGCAACCTGACTAAAGATGTCGACTACAAACATGCAAGTACACCAATAGCTCTGCTTAATTTAGCAACAAATGAAAATTGGACAGACAAACAAACTGGTGAAAAAAAATCTAAAGCTGAATATCACAGGGTTGTCATTTTTGGCAAATTAGCTGACATCTGTCAAAAATTACAGATTCGCAAAGGCAGTAAGCTATATATCGAAGGGCAACTGACACATCGTAGTTACGAAGATAATACTGGTCAAAAGAAATATGTGACTGAAGTCAAGCTCTCAGGATTCAATTCTACCCTACAATTATTAGACAGCAAGGGGGAAGCTAAGGGTGAAATGGAAATTGGTGAGCTAGGTGAACCTAAACCTCATGAAGTCATAACACCAGTAGCAATGGACGAGGAGTTTGAAGATGACATTCCATTTTAAAATAATTGCTTTAACACTTGTAATTACAGGCTGTAGTGGATTGCAAGAAAAGTATGATGGATTGGTAATACCTCCTGATGTTATAGGAGATGACCAATTAATCTGCTCAAGCGAGACTATGACTGCATGTGATGGTTTCTTAACTCAAAAAGATATTGATAAGGAGAAATAATATGAGTAACAAATTTAAACCATTTTGGTCTAAACAATTAAATGTAGATTTTATTAAAGAAAACTTTACAAAAAAATCATTAGAGCGCTCACTAAGACCAAGAGGTGTTGAGGTTGATAAAAGAAAATCACTTGCTCGAATCATTGAGGAAAATTATGACATTCTTGCTTGAGGCTACAGTTCCTCTCTTGGCTTTAATTGGTACAGGGCTTGTTAGTTCAGGTCTTGTGCTACTCTTAATGACATTAGGTATGCCTGATGAAAAATAAATTCTCAGATAACGACTTAATGAAGTTTGCAGATGGTGAACTGCATGACAATAAGAAGGCTATGGATATTTTAAGCGTACTTGTCGAAGAAACACTTGAATCTATAGAACTTAAAAAAAGATTGGCTGTGTACACCGAAACTCGCAATGCTTTGTTTAGTGGCTTAATTGATTTACATAGGAGAAAACAATGAGAAAGATATGGTCATGGTTAATATTTTTCTATTCAGTTGGATTTATAATTGAAGTTACTGCAATAGTTTATATTGCATTGTGGTTTCATCAATACGAACAATATATTCTCTAATGGGAAAGCGGAGAACAATTACCTACATCTTAGATGATGGTCAGAAGGTTACGTCTAAACAATTAGCAAAACAACTTGGTGTTACTAACTCGGCGGCAAATAATAGATTAAAAAGAAGCACAGACCCTAAAAAAGTTTTTAAACCTTATGTAGAAGGTCAAGGGGGAGTGGCAAGAGGCTCTCAGAAGGATAAGGAATTACAAGCAAAATTAAAAGACAAAGAAATGTTTGAATTTGCTCTAAAGCACATATGATTGTACGACCTATACAAAACTATGAAACAAAGACGTGGCTTTTAAACAAACATTATGCCAAGCGTATGCCTTCTATATCGTATGCGTTTGGACTTTATGAAGATGATTCTTTAGTTGGTATTTGCACATTTGGCTCACCTCCTAGTCCATCATTATGTGTTGGTGTATGTGGAGAAGAACACAAAAGCAAAGTTGTTGAATTAAACAGATTAATTTTAGAAACTGACAAACCCAATAGTGCATCTTTTTTAGTCAGTCAATCTTTAAAATTATTGCCAAAACCTTCTATTGTAGTAAGCTATGCTGATACTAAGCAAGGTCATGTAGGCTACATCTATCAAGCTACTAATTTTCTTTATACAGGATTATCAGCTTCTAGAGTTGACTGGGCAGTTAAAGGCTTAGAGCATATGCATTCAAAAACATTATCTGAAGGCATGACCCTAGAAAGTATGGAAGAAAAATACGGAGATGATTTTTATCATAGAGAGCGAGATAGAAAACATAGATACATTTTTTTCACAGGTTCAAAATTGCAAAAGAGAAAATTAACAAAACTTTTAAAATATAAAACTGAAACATATCCGAAGGGAGAATCTAAGAAATATGATGCTTCAGGGTACGTAGAAACCCAATCTGTCTTCAATTTCTAAAACTATTTAATTAATTAGACTTGACTTTTAGTATCAAGTATGGTATAATGACTTCGTCATTGAAACAAAATGACTGTGTTTTGACTAAATAGGAGATAGAATTGAAAGCAGTAAACACACACTTCATGCGAAAAAATGGTAGACAACAACATCGCATGGCTTTAGTTATTAATGAGGGTCGCAAATGGACTCACGTTGTCTTTATGGAATACCCAGTCCAAGTTGAGAAAGTCTCTAACAAGGAAGCTAAGAATTTTGACCATGTTCCTAAACTTGACAATAAACTTTATAGACAAATGAAGTTGATGGCTAAGATTTGGTATGGCAGAAAATCGAATGCCCCTAAAAATATCCAAACATCTTTATGGAGGAATGCATGAGCAAGATAAGTGCAGAGGCTAGAGAGGTCTATGGTAAAGTCTACAAGATATGGAAAGACTCAACAGGAACAGCTACAGTTGGTTACAGGGGATATGGTAAGAACCCTGCAGACTTTAATTTAGCTAAACGTTTTGTAAACGAAATTTGGAAAGAAATTTTTGAGAAAGACTTTCCATATCCAATTCACCCTTTAGCAGTTACTGGCACGAGACACACTTGGATTTTAAATGGTGTGTTCTACATTAATTGTGATAAAGGATGGCAAAACATTAACCATGCAATAGGTCACTTGATGTCTTACAAGAAGTATCCTAATAAGAGACCACATAGTGCAGAAAATGCTTGGCTCGAAGTTAGAGGTGCAGAGTTAATTGTTAAGAAGTACCTCAACAAATAATTCTATTTAATTAATCATCCCATTGGACATTGCGTTTGCGGTGTCCATTCCAAGCCATGAAACCACCTAGTCTTAATGCGTAGTATGCTAGGTAATTAATTACTTTAAATCCGTTTACATCTATACATATATCTCTAAAGAGTTCATCTGCCCATTTTTGAGACTTCTTTTCTGTAGCACCCTTCTTGCCACCTAACCTAAGAACTTCAAATTTATACACATAGTCGTGGACGAGACCACCACTCAAGAGAACTCCCATAGGTGAAAGCCATGACCTTGCAAACTTTGGCACACTAGCACCATCAAAGATAAATCCTTTTGGAACTGTATAATAAGTTGGATGTGTGTTACCATCATGGGTTATGTGAAATTTCCAATCTGAGACAATTTCCCACTTTCTACTTGTTGCTATCCATAGCCATACACCACCTAACAAACCTTTACTTTTTGTTTCCATTGGTACTGGTTTCATATGTGGCATATCGTGATACTCAATTTTTACTGTCATACCTTCTCCTGTTTAATTACTTACCCTTTGCCAGCTGAGCGCCAAAATAAAATTCTATTATCATAGTTGCCCAACCAAAAAGCTCATCCATTTTTACGACTGACCCAGCTTGTACAGTTATGTATTCGACTACGTCCGGTGTAAGTTGAAACAAACCTAAAAAGTTTAAACCTTCTTTAGTTGTTGGTATAACCATTTCTGCATTAAAAACGACTGGTGCTACTTGTGTGAAAATAACTAATGCTAAGATTACAAGAATAATTATGCGCCTGTTCCAAGCCGCCATAGGGGATTCTTTGTCTGCCGCCGCTCTAGCTTGATTGATAGAATCATTGCGAGCTTGCATGTTCTCTATCATTAGCTTCTGTTGTTCTTGAGCCGCTTGACTTTTTAAAGCAAATAATTTACCAAGGAAGCCTAGTGCTATTGGCGCTATGTTTGCTAAAAAACTAATCATAGAAGTTTCATAAGTAATTCAAAGACACCAACCTCAGTTGCCGCCATCAAACCAAAACCAATTAGTAAGCCTTTAAACATTGCCTTGTTACTAAGGTTCATGTTCTTAATCTCTCGGACTGACTTAAACAAGTCGTTAATCTGCCCATCTTGTTTATCCAGTTGCATCTGCATCCTTTCTTCCGTTGTCATTAATATCTTTTGACTGGTGGCTTTTTGTTTCGTTTCTTTGGCATAATATCTCCTATGTTATCAGTTGTTTAATGGATTGTCTAATGACTGCTGTATTCGTTTCATTAGTTTTTCTTCTGTGGCATCTAGCTGTATGTCAAATTTATCAAGCTTATTATCCATCGTAGTAATACGTACATCTATAGACTGAAGCTTAGTGTCAATCCTATTCTCAAGATTATAACTAGATGTTCTGAGCCTAGCAAGGTCTTCCTTTAACTCTACCTTAATCTCTTTAGCTACTTCTTCGACTCTAAGTACGTCAGCAGAGGTCTTTTTCATCTGAGAACTAATAGCACCGAGGTCTAATGAAGCTAAGGACTCTACCTTCTGATACATTAAGAACCCTCCATAAAGCGTTCCTAGAAGACTACCAAGCAATGCAAATGCTCCCACAAGCTGAGTATAAGTAAACCTTAGACTTCCAATCTTAATCCTCTTATCGACTAAGCTTTCTATCTCTGCTACCTTGTCACCTAAATCAGTTGTCAAATCCATCTCCTATCTGCATAGATTTTAACAGTTCTATTTCTTGACGCAACTTTTCTACCTCTAGTCTACGTCTCTGTAGCTCTAGCTGATACAAGGTGTTGCAGTTAATTCGTTCCCTTGGT